CATACGACTTTTTCCGAAACCCTGAGCTGAAGACCTCATATAAAGGCATCCTTTTCTTGCACCTCGTGTTACAGTAGTTAATCCATCATTATTTAACGGCATACCCACATCAGGAATCTTCATAAAACTTTCAATCAAATCCATTGCATCGTCAGCCGCCTGAATCTCAGTGGTCAACATATTTGTACAATATTTAATCGTAGGACTGATAACCAAATCAGTTTCAACTAGACCCACAATATCCTGTTCAGTATAATTATCAAACTTTTCCATTTCTTTCGTGAGTTCTTCTACACTAACAGTTGGATCAAATATCGATTTAGTATTATAACCTTTCTTCTCGTAATACCTGAGCAATGAGTACTTCCTGAGCCTATGATAATAATAATCATAGTTGTCCAGACTACTCATCTCTCTAGCATCTGCGAGATATCTCAGCCCGTCATTCGCCTGAAAAATCTCATACTGTTCTTTATAAGAAGAGAGATATGAATCTATAGTAAACTCATTAATATCTTTGACACCTTGCATATATGAATTAAAAATAGCTACATACAATAGTTCATATAATGCTTCTGTATCAAAATCTGTTCTGTCCAAAGGACGGTCAATATCATCTATTAAAGTGGGGTCGAGCATCAAACATCCAATCGTATTTAGAATTGCTCGTTTGTCTGTTAATGTTTCGTACATTCTTTATCCCCCAATTGTTGTAATATCTAACTGTTTAATTTTCTTTTGTTTAGGATCAATATAAACAGTTTTTTTCTTATACATTCCTTCAGTGTTTATGTCCTTATTTCTATCACCAACAGCTTTTACAGTTTTATAATGTGCTTGCGCTTCAGTGTAATAATACGGAATCAAACCGACAATATCCTCTCCAAATTCCTTACTAAGAATATCATGCATATAAGTTAATGTAGCGTACATACCTTGGAATGTAAATTCATACTTTTTTATATAGTTATCTGTGAGTGCATAAACCTTTACAGGAAGTTCCGCAATCCCTGTAGTTTTACGAATGTAGTCATAATAAAGATTTTTCTGTATATATTCCTCGTCAGAAAGGGCATCTTTTAATTCTGCTTTTGGCTTTGAAACAGGTTTAATCTTTTTCTCAGCTTCCTTCTTTTTGACCTTCTCTTCTTTGTCTACATGAATTGCTTTAGCGGCTGCACGGAAGCAAGCAGTATGTGCATAACGCTTCTTATAAGGTACAGAATCATTATTGTCTTCAATAGTTAAACCACATAATACACATACTCGCTTTCTTCCTTTAGCCATTTAATTATTACCTCTTTTAAATATGACAATCTACAATAGTTGCAACCCAATCAAATTCAGCTGTATCAATGAAATGCTCTTTAAAATAAAGATCCCATTCAAGTTCTTCAGACGGGTCTCCATTTGTACAACCCCACCAGCCCACTTTAGATGGCTCGTGCCAGATACCATCTGGAGTTACAACCGCATGATAACAAGGGAGTTCCCGAGTCTTGATGTATGTCTCTACATCTTTATAACGCTCCTTATAATATTCAGGATTATACAAGAAGCATTCGTCCTTTTCTCCCTCAGCGCCTTCAATGTTCACGTTCCACCATTTAATTATATCTTCTCTTTCTTCTTTGTCAAGTGGCTGCACCCATTTAACATGACGTACAAAAGCACTATCAACATATTCCATACCATGATAACCATCAAGTGCTGTTGGAATAATAGGGAGCATACCGCCAAAACGACCACCAACTACCCACCAGTCCCATTTACTGTTAGGATTATACGTGCTAAGAAGATTATCATTGTCATCAAGCGTGCAACCGAACCAATCACACGCATCCTGAAAGATTTCATCATCAGTTTTATCTTTATATAAACTTGGGCAAGCTTCCCGCATTTTGTTGATAGCCTGAGTGCGTGTATACTTGACATAAGGCTCTACTTCCAGATTCTCACTATAAGGTGCAAGCAGGTCTTCAATAGACTGATCTTCTTCATGTAAAACTAAAACTGCAAAATGACTCATTGTGTGTTCTCCTTCTTTTTATTAATTCCGTTTTCACAAATCTGTACTTCATTACCCATCTGCGCTGGTTGACCTACATAAGGACAATTAACACAGGACGGATGTGAAGCACAGATTTGGAGCATTTGTTGGGCATAATTGTTTTGTTGATTACCCATGATATCTATATTAATTCCGTTTATATTCATATTTAATTAATCCTTTTTGCGATAGCAGTTATTACTGGTACAGTTACACTGTTCCCAATTTGTTTATACAATTGGCTATCTGAATTGACAAATTGTGCTCTATTAAACATTTCATCAGAAAATCCTTGCAACCTGAACGCTTCTTTTGGCATCACCTTTCGCACTACAATATAGCTTTGCCATTTATCATACCAAATAGCGTATGCTGTACAATTATTTGATAATTCTACATATACTGGTTCATGCGTAGAATTATCAACTTCCATTGGTATCCCAACTTTTGAAGGTTCTTTATAGTCAGACGAATTTAAAGTAGGATGAATGCCATCAGGAGATAAAACCCTTTCTTTATCTTCTCCATATGCTTTTTTTAACCGAGTATTTCCAATTACTTTAATGCCGACCATCGGTTCTCGCCCGCCACCTTCCATTTTAGTTAATGTAGGTGATACACCATCGGGGGAATAGACACGATATTGATTTGGGTTATCACGAACAGATGATTTCCATTGTGCAATTTGTTTTACTTGAATGTTATTTTCTCCATTTGTTGTTTTGAGAGGAAATATTTCTGGGGGATTTGATTTATATTGTCTAGAACATCCCACAGTATAGACCCGTTCCCTGTTTTGAGGGACGAAGTTGGCAGAGTTGAAAAGTTCATATTGGACATCATACCCGCATGACTCCATTTCAAAGAGTATTGCGAGGAAATCAAATCCTCTGTTACTGCTAAGCATTCCTTTAACATTTTCATAGATAAGATACTTGGGTCTATGTTCTTCTTTGACTTCGTGCAAGAGTCTAAATATTTCTTTAACGAGTTTAGATCCCCCTTCCAATCCTTTTCGGTCTCCTGCGATACTAAAACTGACGCATGGTGCTCCGAAACACCAGATATCTGCTCTGGGCAAGTCTGTTCCTTTGACTGTACTAATATCATTTGCAAACCACTCTCCGTTTCTATATTCTTCTTTTAAAATTTCTTTTTGGCGCTGACGCATTGGCAGTGTCATAAGATGGTTTCGTTGTTCTTTAGTAACACAATGCATTGATGTATAAGAAGCAATTGCATATTTGTCAAATTCACAAAACCCAATACATTTATATCCAGCTTGTTCCATCCCAAGACGTATGCCACCAATACCTGCAAAAAAATCTATAAAAGTTAATTGTTTATTATCTGCCATATAATTATTACCTGCTAAAAAGGTCTCTCAAATGAATCGGTTATATTCATTTGAGAGACTACAATTTAATTATTTATTGTTACGAGCATTTTGAACTTGTTCTAATCTTCTCTAAAGTTGATTCTCTCAGTTGATATCTGTCAAATTCAAATGCTTCTTCTACTGTATAATCACAACTATTTAATCTTGCTTTTGTTCTAAAATAATCAAGATTAAGCTCATCACACCATTGTGCAAGCGTTTGAGTGCGCCCTTGATATGTAAGAAGCTTATTCGTAGAAACATTATTTGCTTGTTCTGTAACAGTTGCCCATCTACAGTTTGAAGGTTCATAATTACCATTGCCATCAAATCATCTTGATATCCATGCGACAATGCCCAATCTTTAAAAATAAACCAATCATACCATTCATCGCATACTTTAATGCCCTTACCACCATATAAATTATAATGTATGTTCAATGGAGAATCACACCTATTTCTCATAGCACCCCAAATACGATACAAGCGCTCATACTTAGGATTTGTACTATCACCATTCCAACATCCAGTTTCTTTATTTCTTTGAGCGATTAATTCTGATTGTAGACATCCACATGATTGAGTATTACCAGTACGCAGTAAAATTTGACTGACAATCACTTCATTTCCACAATCACATTTACATCTTAATTTACGATCACTTTTTTCATCACAACCCAAATCTTCAATTACAGTAAGCCGACCAAATTTTTGACCGACTAACCAAATACCATGACAGCGAACGCATCCCGATTGGTTCTTTCTTATATATTTTTTTAAATCGCATCCATGTTTAGTAGATAAATTCCCGCATTTACTACATTGACAATTCCATGTCAACATTCTTTTATTATATTTAATTTTAGTTTTTTCTGTTTCTTCTTCATTTAATCCTAGAACTACTAAATCACCGAATTGTTTTCCTGTTAAATCTTCATATACACCCGGCTTACTCATTAAGCAAATCCTTCATATCTGAAAGAATAACCTCTACAGCTTCCTGCTGCTTCGCTGTACAATTAGAAACCAATGCGCCTTTGCCAAGAACGTTTTCAACAATTTCGGTGATTTTTTCTTTAGAACCAAACTTCTCAACAATCTGAGCACCAACTTCTCCAACTTCATTCATAACATCTTCAAAGTCGCGCTTTTCAGTATCAAACATAGCGTCACGTTCTTCTTTTGTAATAGGAGTAATACCCTCGGCTTTGGACTGCCGATCAACCGCATCATAATATGCTTTTACTAAATTATCAGCTGTAAAATCCTCAATAATTGGATCAAAGTATTCATTTCGTGTTCTGGCAAAACATTCGGGTGTGTCTACAAGGAGCAGAGAGGAATGGATCGGTCTTCCTGTATCAGGATCAGCGCCATTACTCCTAACATATCCAATAATTTCACTATGATTGATAAGAATAGGAAGCATTCTCTTTACATCGCCAACAGGGAAATTTTTACCTGTGTCATCAGCCATTGTATGCAGAATAAATACCACACAAAATCCAGAACCAATTACTTTAAGAATTTCTGACTCCCATTCTGCCTTTAAATCACCCCATAAACCATAGCCACCATTACCCTCTTTAATCTTATTTACACCTTCTGTATTAGCTACATATTTTTCACAATAAGAATACAGAATTTCCATCTCATCAAGAATAAGCGTCTGGAATTTTTTATGTACAGTCTCAAAATTCTTAGGAGCACAAAATGTTTTTACAAAATCTTTGAATTCTTTCCAAGACATAATAGGTTGGACAGGAACGTTATTCAAACCACTCAAACCACTTTTGCCAAAAGCGAGATAATACGGACGTTCCATTTTTGTTGCAACAGGTGTCTTTCCTAAACCGCCTCTACCATAAATCGTAATAACCAAACCATCAGTTGTTTTTTGAACCCTAGACATTTGAGGATTCATAAGATCGTCTAATGAAAATCCCATAATTATCATCTCCTTTTATATTTTTGTCCCTAATAATATATATTATTAGGGACATAGGTGGAGCGTCATTACAACGCTCCACACTCACATTTAATTATATCTTAAATACCCATCAGATTAAGAGAACGTCCATGCGCTTTTCCACTAGGCGCAGTCCCTCTACTCATATTACCAGTCGAACCACTCTTAGCCTTATTCTTAGCTTCCTCAATCGCTGCATTTCTATCAGCAATCGCTCCTTTGATTGCATCTGCATCATAAGGAACATGATCACCTTCTTCATCCTCATATGCATCAGAACCACCAGTAACAATCAGTTCATTAACATAAGTCCTGCGAACCTCTTTCTTAGGCTTACCAAATGCAACAGGCTTCTCGATGGTCTCTTCAATACTGTTATTAATAATATCACCATAGAATTCAACAGTCTGACCAGGCTCATAAGTATTCTCACATGCATCTGCAAGGTCTTCAGGAACAATCAGATCAACAGGTTCAATTCCGTTATAAGTCGGCACCCAACCAGTAATCTTCAGCCGACCAGTCTCGGTCATCTCACCATCTGCATCTTTACCCATTTCAGGTACAATACTCTGAATAAACATTTCAGTCTCAAAACATGCCTCAGGCTCGATGTTTTCAGCATTACGGATTCTGTTAAAGAAACTGCCACGGTATCCGATGACTTCATTACCATTCTGTCCTCTATAAGGATTCAGCTGACCATTCACACGAATATAATCCGCATTATCACCAACGTCAGCCACAGACTGGAATTCATTCATCACAGTAACCAGTCCTGCATATGCCTTATTCTCTTCGCCATTCTTTTTCTTCTCTTTTGAATAAACCGAAAAAGTAACAAAGTTTTTATCGCTTGTTTTTACAGTAACAGTTCCTTCAATGTGCTTCTCGCCATCCTTAGGATCTGTCTTAATCTCAAGCTTCTTATCTGTTAGAAGTCCTACTGCTGTTGCCTTTGTATTCGCCTGTCTCAGATTTGTTTTTGTTTCTGCCATAAATCTTTTCTCCTTTTAATTAATTATTGTTTTCTGTCTTCATTTTATCAGCCAGCAGGATTGCATCAGCCATCATCTGAATCTTTTTCTGTCTGCGCTTCTCTGCACGCTTTTCTTTCTTACGCTTAATCTTCTCTTCCACTCGCTTCTCTTCTTCTGCAATCTCTTTACGAGTCTGTTCAAGCTGCTCATTCCGTTTCATCACTTTAAGAGCGTTCTTAATTGTTTTGTTAAACATCGAATTACCTGTCTGTTCATCGTTACTCATAAGACGTTTGGTAATACAAATTCCGATACCGACTTCCAGATTAAATGTATCATCTTTATCACAAACTGCTTTTGTTTGAGTACCATCGATAAATGTTACGATTACAACTTTATTATTAATAGTTTTTACATCAATAATTTCTGGCACTTTGTGAATTGTATGAAAAACTGGCTGACAAATAAGTGATCCAATACAATTAGACCAATCAGCAATTACATTTCCTGTACTCTCATTCACAATATACATTCCTGAAATCTCCATAGGTTTTTCGTTACATGGCATAATATATTCTCCTTTTAATAAAATAATCTTTCATCGTTGTTAATATCTTCTGTCCAATAAGTTTCATATTTAATTATATCAATTTGTTTACATTTTGGGCACATGCATAATTTTACGCTACATGAACCGCTATCGTCCCACCATGTTTTTACCCCCTTATCTTGTAATGAATAGGAATGATCACAGTGTTTGCACTGAATCAATTCCATATTAATAACTTCCTTTCTATAGAGTACATTAGAGATAAGTTAGTTATCTCTCAACGTCTGTCTATATTTTAATCATTTAATTATCACTTGTCAATAGTCTTGTTCATTTTCATCTCCAAAAGGAATTCTATAAGTAATCTCAGCACCACAATTTGTACAATGACAAATTTGATAAATTCCTTCGCCCTCTTCTCCGTAATCTTCAAAACTAAAATCTGCGTCCCAGATTACAGCCCTTGCTAAACAATGAAAACATTCATACACTATCATCACCACCTTTTTTGATATATTCCAGTAATTCACTTGGCTTACCAACAAAGAATGGCTCTTCATTATCCCAATTACTTATTTCAATAGTCAGAACATCATCTGCATTTCCATTAATATCAAAGTTATGAATTACTTTATAATTATAATCACACAACTCTGCGGTACCCCAATTAGGCGAATACAGATATAAATTGCCAATTCCATCTTTAAAATCACAAATATACTGTGCAGCCAGATCGGTTATTCCGTTTGCATAATCATGTTCGTAATCAGGAATACCATTAACCATAATCTTAGGCATCAACCATTCAGCCAACCATTTGCCAACTCCTTCAAGATAGTCATCATATTGCTGATAAATATAAGCTACTGTTGATTCACCGCTTTTGTCCTTTTCAATAAAACTAATTGTACTTCTTGTACCCATTTAATTATCTCTCCTTTTTATTTTAACAACATTAACTTTATCCACAACGGCAAATTACTATTACCAATCCAATAATGAATGCCCACATTTAATCCTATTACTGTAACAATTATGATTATAATAATAAATGTATATATCCAAGATTTCATAAAATGAATTCCTTTCTATTTTAATGGACTCTCAGGGACTCGAACCCTGAACCGCACGGTTATGAGCCGTATGCGCTAGACCAATTGCGCCAAGAGTCCAAATAATATGATTGGCTGTTCGGCTCATGGGAATTCCCAAATTTTCACATTTAATACACGCCACTGCCTGTGTAACCAATCATATATTCTTAATCGTCTACTTTCGTAAGACCTCACGCCAATTCAACGCCACTTGTGATGCTTCCTGAATTGGTAATTGTGCGCATCAGCCACCATCCAGATTCGAACTGGAATTGACTGATTACAAATCAGTGCGCCTACCATTGGCAGATAGTGGCACAGCACTTGGGGGAATTG